GTGTCATTGAATTGATCGCGTTTGACCAGCAAAAGTCGAGCGACCAAATCAATATCAGTGCGGTGCAGAAATTCGCCGTGCTTGCGTTCGATAATCATAGATATTTCCTTCCATAATATGCGAGCAATGCAGCTTCCGCCACCCCATCATCCTTCACGCGAGTTACCTCGCTTGCCAGCAGAGGAAGCCACTGGCGCACGAGTTCGCGACTGGCGTTCTTGTCGGCTTTCAGGAGGCCGAGTTTTCCTTTCCATGCCGAAGGCGTCACGAAATGGACAGGTGCGCTCGACGCTGCGGCGATGGCATGGATGAACCCGAACGATCTCCCGAAATTGAACGTGCTGGAAACGCCTTGATTCGGCATCGATCCGACCTGCTCGATCACGATCATATCGGGCTCAGCCATCGCAAGCGCGGCCTGCCACTCCTGAGCCCACAACGACCACGCCGGCTGTTCCTTTGGCTTCTTCACGAGAGGAACCCGATGCACTGTCCCTGAGCCATCAGGAAACAGGATCGTCATGGCGCCTGTTTTGCCCGGATCGATGCCTGCGATAATCATAACACCCTCTTGTACATTCAACTGTCCTCAACGGTATCGACACATGTAGTATGCAGATAGCGTCCCGTATATAAATAATTTACTGGCTTGCCACAAACCTCGCACTTGATCAGCTTTTCATAAGCAATGCGCTTCTCCCTTTCTTTCCTAATTGCCGATGTCCAGCTTTTGAATGGTGGATCGATCATCCATAATTCCTTATCTCGGGTAAGTGATGCTTTATCCATTCGGGCGGGTAATAAAAAGGGACAGGTAACTCATGATTATTGATAATTGAAATAGATCGTACTCCTTTCGATACCAAAAGCCAGTGTTGGCGAGTTTCCAAATCCTGAAATGCTCTTCCGGGCCTGATGTTTTGCAGAACTCGGTTAACTTCGGCGGGTTCCGGCCTGACGTGATGGACGCACAGTGTCGAAGGCCCGCAAGGGCAGTGATGATCGACCTGTAGTCCCGTGATGTCAAATCCATGAATATAACGTGCCGACCAGCGGTGAGCAAACCAACGCTCGCCCTCGAACCAAAACGATCCATATGGCTGACTATGTCCTCGACCTGACGTTGTTCCACCGATCCACATCACACAGCCCGTGCAGGGATCGAAGGCACATTTTTCGATAAATCGCTCGATCGCAGGCCGAAGGATTTTAGGCATTATTTCCGATACCTCGTCATCTTCTCAACTTCAGCCTTCACTCGGAATTGCCGTTCACGCGCCCATGGCTCGATATCTTCCATGATTTGCTTGACGGTCGCAACAAGGTCGGGACGATCGGTTTCCTCGAACACGAGTTCGTCATGCACCTTGAAGATCGTATTCAGTCCTGCGGCCTCTGCACGTTTCATGGCGCTCACCATGAGGTCACGAGCGCTACCCTGGATGCAGTCTGCCGTAATCATCCCATGCCATGCAAGATGCCTGCGGAACTTCTTCCCTTGATAGGACATGAAAGTCCACGACGGCCGATCATTGCCTTTGGGATCGACGGTCTTTTCGACGCGAGGGCGATGATAGTAAATCTTCCGGCCACTCGGCAGGCGCATCGTCAGGAAATCGCCGGCTTCTTTGCGAAACTCGATCCCTTCATAGGAATAGGCTTTTGCGTGACGGCACCAGACCGCACTAACGCTGGCTTCCCAAAGCCCATACCAGAACTTCGGCACCATCGGAGCAAACTCGTTGCGGTAGGTGTCAACCGCCAGCTTTGCGAGTTCGATGGAGTCCTTCGGAATGAAGCGAGCACGGAAGCCGACGGGCCCAAGGCCGTATCCGTTTCCGACAACGCAATTTTTGCCTATCTGACCTTCCTTGCTCTGTGCCGGATCTTTCCTGTTCACAGGCTTCTTGAAAATCATCGAAGCCATTTCACTATATACATCCAGACCGCTGTGCATCTGCTCAACGCGGTCGTGCTGTCCGGCCATCGAAAGCAGGTTGCGAGCTTCGACCGCGGCGAAGTCTCCCGCCACCAGCACCTTGCCCGGCTCGGGGACGATGCAGGACCGCAGGGACGAAATCACAGCACTGTAGATATCGTCGCCCCACATTTCTTTGATGAGTGCAACGTCGCGTGTCAGGATCGCGTCTGCCAGTGCTTCGGCCGTCAGTCCCTGTCGATCGCCAATTTCGCCTCTAGGATAATTCTGGACCTGGATAAGGCGTCCTGCGTCACGTCCAGTGCGGGCGCCGTGATATTGAGTGGCGTATCGCACCCGGTCGTCGAGGCACGCACAGTCAAGCATTCTCTGAAGTTTTGCCACCGAACTTGAAGCAAGGCTTCGACGTAGGGTGACAGCTTCGTGGACGTGGTAAGGTAGGGGTTCATTGAAGTCCTCAATTCCAAATTCGTCGGCGGGATCAAGGATCGCGTCGAGCGTGGCCTTTTTCATGTCTCCGAGCGGGACGCCCTGATCGTTCACCCAATTCAGCACTTTTTCGCGCTGTGTGGGATTGAGGCCAGTCAGTTCGCGGAACCGCTCCGTCATCGGCACTCGGACTTGTTCCAGCACATCCATGCAGGCGTGCACGAACTCACGATCGATCCTGATACCTCGCTGATTGATCCGCTGATCCAAGATCCACGTTTCGCGCTCGGACGGTCCAAGGCCGCGCGTCGCTTGGTAAAGCCCCCACTGCGCATCGCAGTCGGTCGCACCATATTCCTTCAACCGGCCGACATTCTCAGGTGTGTGCTGCGACCAGCCGCCATGGCGATCAGGCTTGCACATCTGGAGCATCAGCCGATGACCATCCATGTCTTTCTTGATCGGCAGTTCGAGAGCCGTCACGACCGCATCCAGCCCCATCGGGAGCGCCTTCATGGCAGATACAGCCATCGTGTCGTGCCAGCGTTCGGGAGGCATCGCAGGATAGCCCATTGGCACCATATGGAAATGCCACATGGCCTGCTCGAAAGAAGCGTTCTGTGCTGAAAAGATTACAGTCGGATCGCTGCACAATTCCATAAGCTGCGGGTCGCGCGCATGGATTTCCTTCTCAAGCAAAACGCGCGTCGGCTGCGCCTTGCCATCGATCGCGACCTTAATCTGGACCATGATGATGAAAGTGGACATGTCTTCGGCGTACTTCCATGCACCGATCTTCAGAAGATCCGCACGGGAAGCCGTTTCAAAATCCAACGTGACCATACGCATTATAATCGTACCCTAAAAATCTATCAGCAGTGCGATAGAGCCGCTCTGATCTTCGTCAACTTCTTCATGTGCACCATAATGTATGTTTGATAGATTTGCATCAAACCTAACGGTTACAATAGCTATGGTATTGATGTCATCAAGTCCTCCTTCATCAAAACCACGAGTTACGACTCGAAGATCTTGATTGAATGCGTGCAATCTTAAGATTAGTTCCTTAACGGTCATAGATCATACTCCACAGGAGTGAATTTCGGCAAAGGCCCGATCCAGCCCAGCACCTCATGCTTGAACGTACCATTCACAGAACCATGATAGTGCCACAATTCGCCCGTCCAGACGACCAGCATAGAGAACGGTGCGTTCGGATATGTCGCATATTTGGAATAGACGACATAATCTCCTGGAACCTTGGGAATGCCTGTTTCGATATTCATAAATCGTACTCCGCCGGATCGACGGGAAACATCTCTGCCAGCTTGCCGCACGGCAGTGGCCCCAACCAGCCCCAAACCCGACGATCGTAACGGATAGCGCTGTTCGGATAATTCCACTGCGCTGCGCGCCAGAGAAGTACCAGCGGACGGGAATATTCCGGGAGGTCGGATGGAACGAATACGAGATATAGACCGTCCACCGTAGGTATTCCGGTTTGGATTTCCATTTACCCCTACCTCGAAAATGCCGGGATCGCACCCCGGCATGAATTGTCAGAACGCAGGTGCATCTTCGGCAACGCTTTCGTTGCTCGGAGCCATCGCAGTCGGATCGTAATCCGAATATCCTGCGAAGCCACCGAACACGTCGCTGTTATTCGCTCCGCCGCCCGAGAAACGCTCGCCCTTGCGGACATAGAGACAGTTCTGGAGATAGGCCGTCACGCCGTCCTTGGCGTCCAGCGTCTTGCGACGGAAAGCCTTGAGACTGATCGCTGGAACGACATAGGCGCCAGGGTAGAACAGATCCTTGCCGGCAGCAGCGCGGGCATGTTCCTCCGTACCGATGTCCACGATCTTGCCGGCTTCCAGCTTCGCCAGTTCAACGTCAAACTGCGACGAGGCCGTGAGGATGCCGGCGTAGGGCTTGTAGAGTTCGGCGCGCTTCTCCGCCTTTTCCTTGATCTTGAAGGCTTCATCCGAGCCCTTGCCTGCGGCGTCGAGTTCGGCCTTCTGCATCGCGCGCTTGGCCGCCGTGGCGCCAGACATGCAGGCGAGATAATAGTCGTTCGGATTGCCGGAGAACGTCCCCATCTCGCCTTTGATCGCACGAACCATCAGTTCGACGAGAGCGTCGAAATCTTCCTTCTCGATCCCGAACGTGCCAGAGAATTTCGGCGTAGCGCCCATGACACTGCGCGGCGCACTCTTCGTCGTGACGGACGAAAACAGCAGTCGCGAGGGCTTTACGAGTGTGTATCGGTAAGATTCAGCCATCGTGGTTTCCTTCAGTCTCTTCGTGGTTCCAGCCAATCACTTTCCCGGCAGTATGGGAATTTCAAAACCCCATCTCTTCAGGAGATTTCTCGAAATCCTTGAAGACACCGGCATTTCCGGCTCGCTTGGCCTCGGGACGGGGATCACTCATCGGAGCAACCGACAGACCGGCGCTCTCAGGCTTGTATCCCCATTCAAGACTCATCTCCTTGCCGCGGCTCGACATCTTCTCGACCTGGGCAGGAGACTTGATTTCCTTCGGCTTAAAGACAGCCTCCCCGAATGCGGTTTCCAGCGCAGCCTGTGCTCCCGGCTTCCAGACGCGGTTCACACGCTTCTCGACCAGCTTGGCGCTGCTGTACTGGCTTCCGCCGACAAGGCGTGCGTGCACCGTCTGCTCAAGCGCAGTCATGAACCGGCGAGCCTGCTCTTTCATGCCGTAGAAATGGTCAAGTTCC